AAAGGTAGATTTTAAACAATGGCTGCTCCTGTAATAAAGTTTAAAAGAGGTGCCAACAGTAGTTTACCTGCTCTAAATGCAGGTGAACCAGCGTTTGTAACTGATGAATTTGATTTTTATATTGGTCTGGATGGAACTTCCAATAATAACAAATTTTTTGGATCACATAGGTACTGGACAAGAGAAACTGCTACTGCTGGTTCTGCGGTAAGAATCGTAGAAGGTGCTAACAATGGCGATAATTATATAGAACTTAAATCACCTGCAACATTAGGTGGTAATATAACATATACACTTCCAGGTAGTAACGTTACTAGCGGTATTCTTCAGAACGATGGAAGTGGTGGTTTAAGTTGGATGACAAGTGGTACACTTGTTGGTCCTATCACTATATCAGATACTACAGACTCAACTACTAAAGATACAGGAGCTTTAATACTTGAGGGTGGTCTTGGTGTAGAGAAGGATGTTACAGTTGGTGCAGCAGTTTCAATCGGAGATAGATTATTTGTTAAGGGTGAGTCAGAATTTATAGGTATCGTTACATTTCGTGGTGGAACAATCAGACTTGGTGATGGTGATACTGATGACGTTGTAGTTGGTGGTGAGTTTGCTTCAAATTTAGTTCCTACAACTGATAGTGCATATGATATTGGTGCATCAGCAAAGGAATGGAGGAACGCATTCTTTGATGGTACAGTTGAAGCAGATGGTGTAAATGTTGCAGGTATTATAACAGCAACTTCTTTATCTACACCCATAGTTTCTGGATTTAGTCATCTACAAGCACCTCATGGTTCAACAACAACTTTAGAGGTTAAGGTTGCAGCAAAAACAGCAGCACACAGATATAATGGCTCAGGTAGTAGTAATGCATATGTAATTGATGGAGTTCAAGCACCCGTATTAAATTTAACTCCAGGTAAGACTTATAGATTTACCTTGAGTTCAGGTAATATGACTAGTCATCCATTTAGATTTTATCTAGATGCTGCTAGAACATATCCATATACAACAAACGTGACTACAGCAGCTACATACGCTGAAATCACAATCACAGATACCACACCTGCTGTTTTACATTATCAGTGTAGTTCCCATGCACTTATGGGTAACTCTCTCATCACTAATTCAAACGCAGTCAATACACCACATGCAGCGGTATTTGAATCTGGGGTAAATGCTAAAGGTGATGTGGATCTGGGTGATGCTACATCAGATACCATCACAGTAACGGGTAGATTTGATAGTGACTTACTTCCATCTACAGATGGTACTAGAGACTTAGGATCATCTGATAATGAGTGGCAGGATCTTTTCATAGACGGAACTGCACAAATTGACTCACTAGTAGCAGATACCGCTGATATTAATGGTGGTACTATTGATGGAGTTACAATCGGTGGTGCTTCTGCTGGTGCTGGTACTTTCACTGACTTAACTGGTGGTAACGTTCAGATCGGTGTTACTGGTGATAATGAAATTGATACTTCCAGTGGTAATTTAACTATTGATTCACAAGGTGGTACAGTTACGGTTGATGACAACCTAACAGTCAACGGAACATTCACAGTATTAGGAACACAATCAATAATTAATACCGAAACCTTGAAGGTTGAGGACAGTTTAATTGAAGTTGGTCTAGTTAACAGTGGTGGATCATTAGTTGCTCCATCATCAGATGCTAACATAGACGTTGGTATGATATTCCACTACTACAGTGGATCTGCAAAGAAAGCAGCAGTCTTCTGGGATGATTCTGTAGGAAGAATTGCATTTGGTGCTGACGTATCAGAAAGTTCAAGTGTATTAACTAACACCACACATGCTACAATTGAAGCAGGTGGTGTATTCATCAAAGACGCTGCAGGGTTATCAGCAGTAATTAGTCATGATGGTTCATTAAGACAGTTAGAGAATATAACCGTAGATGGTGGCTCGTTCTAAGTGTAAAGTATAACTTATAAATATAGGTGGGTGTATTCCCACCTTTTTTTATACTCTGTCATGGATGAAAACGAATATAAAATGATTTTGGGTGTTTATCAAAAGAAGACACACGAAATGCTTGCTCAAATAATAGCATTAGAAACAAGAGTTCTTGGTTTAAACAATGTTGTTGAGCAATTAAGCAGTAAGGTAACTGATCAGGAAAATTTATTGATTCAACTGAAAGGTAAGACAAAACCAAAAAATATTACACAAGACTCTGAGGATTTCTAATGGCGAAACCTGCTTCACGAGAAGAATTAGTAGAATACTGTAAAAGACAGTTGGGTGCACCAGTCTTAGAAATCAATGTGAGTGATGAGCAGATTGATGACTTGGTGGATGATGCATTTCAATACTTTCAAGAGAGACATTTTGATGGTATTGAAAGAATGTATCTTAAATATCAATTTACACAGGGAGATATAGATAGAGGAAGAGCGAAGGGAACCACAGAGGTAGGTATAGTTACAACCACAGGAACATCCACAGCAATAAGTGGTTATGGAACAACTACATCTAATTTTTATGAGACATCAAACTTTATACAAGTTCCTGAAACTGTAGTGGGAATTGAAAAAATATTTAAATTTGATATGAGTGCAATATCTGGTGGAATGTTTAGCATTAAGTATCAGTTATTTCTAAATGACTTATATTATTTTAATTCAGTTGAACTCCTTCAATATGCGATGGTTAAATCATATCTTGAGGATATAGATTATCTGTTAACAACTGAAGCACAAATTAGGTTTAATAAGAGACAGGATAGATTATATCTAGATATAGATTATGGAGGTATAAATGTTGGTGATTTTATAGTTATTGACTGTCATAGAATATTAGATCCAACAACATACACACAACTATTTAATGATAGTTTCTTAAAGAGATATTTAACATCTTTGATAAAGAGACAGTGGGGACAGAACTTAATTAAGTTTAAGGGTGTAAAATTACCTGGTGGTATTGAATTGAATGGTAGAGAAATATATGATGATGCTCTTAGAGAATTGCAAATGATCAAGGAAGAAATGAGCACGACTTATGAACTTCCACCTTTAGACTTTATTGGATAATGGCTCTCAATCCCTTTTTTCTACAAGGTTCGCCTGAAGAACAAGATTTAGTTCAATCGCTTGTAAACGAGCAATTGAAGATTTATGGTGTTGAAGTAACATATATTCCAAGAAAATTTGTGAATAGAGGAACGATTTTTCAAGAAATCGAAACATCTAAGTTTGATGATAATTTTCAACTTGAGGCATATGTAAACACTTGGGATGGATACAGTGGAGCAGGTGATGTTCTAACAAAATTTGGAATGAGTTTAAGAGATGAATTACAATTAGTAATCTCAAGAGAAAGATTTGAAGATTTCATAGCACCATTTATAAGTCAAGAGGATGTGGATGAGGTTGGTCTTGCAGTCATGAGACCTCGTGAAGGTGATTTAGTATTTTTCCCTCTAGGTGGTAGATTATTTGAAATAAAATTTGTGGAGCATGAAGTTCCATTCTATCAATTAGGAAAAACTTACGTTTATGAATTACAATGTGAGTTATTTGAATACAATGATGAAACTATTGATACAGGTATAAATGAAATTGATAGTAAGACTGAGGATTTAGGTGTAATTACAGATCTTCAGATGTTCAGTGGTGGATCAATTGCAACTGCAACTGCAACTATCGGAACAGGATTTGTTAAGAGCATTAGTCTACTAAATGATGGATCAGGATTTACAAGTGCTCCAACCATAGGATTGACTACTGCACCTAGTGGTGGAATAAATGCTACTGCAGTGGGTATATTAACTACAAGAAACAATGTAACTTCTATAGAAGAAATAGTAATTACGAATTCAGGTGCTGGATATACTGTTGCACCAGTAGTTACAATATCTGGAGGTGGAGGTGTTGGTGCTGCTGCAACTGCGATAATCAGATCTGATAATAAAAAAGGTATTATACGCATTTCAATTGGTGGAACAGGGGGAGTTGGATATTCAACAACACCAAATGTTTCCATATCACTTCCATCACTATCACCACAATTACCTGCTTCTGCTCGTGCACAAGTGGGTGCAGGTGGATCTATATC